CTGAACCAGTTACTTTGTAAGAATTTTTAATGATTTGAATATCATTAGAATATTTAATCAAACTTGTTTCTCTTCCGTCTGGTTGCTCAGTACCTTCAGCAAATGAATTACCTAAGTTTACTAATGTAGTTTCTGTTTGATTTATGTTTGAACCATCAAGGGTGGTAACTGTAAATGTAACTGGATTTGTCGCTCTATACACATCAGTGATTGCTGTTACTCTTACTTTTGTACTTTCCCATTGTAGAATGTCTCCAACATTTATATTAGAACCATATTTATTATCTGATACTGGGGCTGCATAAAAGTTAGGGCTACCATAAGGATATGCATTATCTGGGTCTTGCTTAATTGTCAGTAAAGCTGTTGCGCTACCAGTTGTAAAACCAGCATCAATTCTTACTAATTCTCTAATGTAATCTTTTTCGTAATGCTCGAATCTAATTGACTCAACTCCTTTTTTAGAAGTTTGTCCTAAATTCATAAAGATTTCTTCAATTCCTAAATCTTCGTTACCGAAACGATAAACGATATTAGGGTCAACCTCAGCCTTTGCTTTGGTGTATGATGAAATTAATTGACTTGAAGTCAAATAATTCATGCTTGTTGCCGACAACGAAAACGCTGAAGGTGTGTTTGATTGAATATTATTTGCCATTTTTATTTTTGTTTGTTTTGTTAGAATATATTTTTACCTAACAACTGTCTTCCTATTTCTAATTGCTCGTCTGAGGCTATGCTTGATTTAGATGTTATTGATGGGGATTTTGTTGCGTTTTTTAAATCCTTCTCAATTAATTCTTCTTTGCCTTCTGCCTTAGAACGACCTCTAATTAGTTTGTTTACTTCTTTTTTACCGTAAAACTCCGCAAAGAAACTACCAAGCGCATCTTCGTCCAACTTACCGTCTTTGATAAAATTTTTATCTAAAAACGAAGTGTAATTACGAACTGCATCTTTAACTTGCTTCTTAACTTCTGTTGATGGCTCGTACTCATAAGACTCCCCATCTATATCAATGTTCACTTTCTCTATTTTCCTTGCAATTCTGTCTGAAGCGTTAGTGAGGAATTTAGTTAGAGTTTCTTGTTGCTCTGCTTGTTTGCTTTGAGCCTCTTGGATAAATTCGTTTATCACCTCTTCTTTATTCAGACGAGCTTTGCTTTGGTCTGGTAGGGATAGTTTTGATTGTTGTTCCTTTTTTGATTTCAGATATTTCTTTGCCTCAATCGAAAGCCTGCGCTTTGCCCTCTCATATTCTGGCGAATCTTTATCATACTCATCAAACAGTGCAGCATACTTATCTTCAATCTCAAACTTAGCATCTAATTCGTCTAAGCCTTCGGTTTCCATAATTTGCCTTTTAACCAACTCTACAGCGTCAGAAACATTATCAGAATTATATTTATCATAGTCTGTTAAATATTCCTTTAAAAACGATTTAGATACGTCTACACCTTCTTTATCCAACTTCAGCAATTCGCTTATAAAGTCGTTGTCAGTGATAGGCTTCTCAGAAAGTTCTTTTTCAATCTCTTCCCTTTTAGCGTAGCCTTCTTCTTGTATCCTCTTTGAGAATAAATCCTCAAAATCCGTTTCTGTAGGTTGTTCTTCTGTTGATGTTTCAGAAGTAACCAATGTATTCAAAGAACTGTTGTTATTATCTTTAATAGGCTCTTGAGCCTTATTTTCTATTTTTTCCTCTTGCTCATTTGGTGAGGTTTTTTCGACATCCTCTTTTGCTTCGGATGTTTGCTCATCATTTTGTTGCAACTCTTTTTCTTCATTTTTTTCTCTTGGTTTAAAGGCAATGTTGCCATTTTCCATTGTTATATCCTCTAATGAAGGAATGTCTTTCTCTTCCATAAACTTGATTTAATTGAATTTGACTACAAAGATAATAATAAATTATTTAACCATTTTGTTACATAACACCACCACTCGGAACTTGAGGTTGTTTTATGCCTGTAGCTGATGGAAATTTACCTTTTATTGTTTCTCCGCTATCACCGTTTTGTGTTCCAGCCAATTCTACAGCAGTTTTTATTTGCTCTATTTTTTGCTCGCCTTGTTCCTCCACTTTATCCATTTCTTCTTCGTGGTCTTGCATTGATTGATTGGCTTTCAATTTATACTCTAACATTAAATGCCCATCTTTTCTATCCCACTCTAAAGCTATTGTTTGCTGTTTTGCTTGTTCTATTAAGGCGGCACTTTCTGCTTGAGCCTGTGCTTGTGCTTGTGATGCAGAAGCTGCTAGTTGTTCTTTTTGTTTGTCGTATTTACGTTCATACAAATCCATATATCTTTCAGCAAGCTCTATGTTTTGCTTTCCTATTCTTGCTACTTTCATAGCGTCACTTTGTTTTATAGTGCCTACTTGTAAGGATTGTAATATCTGTTGTTCTAATTTAGCTTGTTCAGCCGCATCAGGCAATATGTTTATAAATATTCCGTATTCTGTTAAATAGATTTTTTCAGATAACTTCAATGTATCTGTAGCAGCACTTCCTATAGCCATATCAAAATCGCTCACACCTTTTCCAAGTTTTAATGCGTCTTGTATCATTAACGACACCATCTTACTTGTTCTTCCTAAAATGTTTTTGTATGCTCTCTCTATAAACCTAATAGAGTTATTTCTATTTATGGTTTTCATTTTTTCTATTCCCACAAGAGCATCCTTATCTGGACTTCCTATTGTACTTAATGGAACTCCAGTAACTAATTCTAGTTGCTGTAAATAATGGTTTGTCATATTTATAATTTGCGACAATCCTTGCATTAATGATTCTGGAAGCTCTCTTACGGGAGTTTGATTATGCATCATCCTACCATCTTCCGTCATTGAAGAATAGTAGTAGTTTCCTGTTTGTTCGTATAAAAGCTGTAAATCTCTTGGTGTAAATCCTTTTTCGCCCAATCCAGCAATAGCACCTGCAATAGAAGCAACATCAACAGCTACGCCATTCGGTCTCATTTTAGCTATCAACTGCTGTGCTTTTAATTGCATTATGCATATTTCATTGGCATAAGGAATCATCTTCTCAACCAAACTTTTACATTTCATATCCCTGTTGTTGGGCATATAAATAGAAAATGATAGTGGGGTGTCTGTAGAGTAAGAACCTTTTATCCTTTCTCTAATCATATTTTCTTTTAACCCATAGTCGAATATAAAATCAGTTCCTATCACCCATTTGGAGTGGTATATTGTTTTAATTCTTTTTGATACTATTTTGTTTTTTGTGCTTTTTGGTTTCCCGTCTTTCACTTTTTGGAAATAATATCCATTTCCTTTTTTTGCGGGGATTTTTTCGTATTGTAATGTATCGTATGAATAATACTCAGCGTCTAATACTCTCACCTTGAAATCTCCATAAGGTCTTTGTACTCCACTATTAACTGGGTAATATTTTTTTTGCCAATCTGCACTCCAAGCACCGTTTCCATTTTTGCTTGCACTTGACATTGCTATCTCTTGTAATTCTTCCTCTTTAAATTCAGTCATAACGGCTAAATCATCTATTGTGAAGAATATCTCCTCCCCAGCATATTTAATGTCTGAGAAGTCGTCTTTTTCGCTGTACGAGGTTAATAGATTTAGGGGGTTTACATATCTTTCTCTTATTGATAGGGTTTCGTCAAAATATGTTCTTTTTGCAGCCATGCCTATCTCCACCAAATCTCTAATTAGTAATGCTTTTATCGCCTCTTCATCATTTGCATTGTGGACAAATGAAATACCTTGCTCCATAGAAATACATTCGTCTTGCTTCCAATTTAAATCTAAATGTAATTCTATTTCCTCATCACTTTCAAATACTTCTTTCTCGTTTATTTTTGGGGCTTTTCCTGTTAGCTTTTTTATTTCTTCCGCTTTTGTAGCTAAGAATTTATTTAGCTGTAGTTCCCTTTTCTTTTTATCGTATTCTGTTCTGCTCTCTGGGTTTAATGCGAATAAATCAACTCTAAATCCTTGATTTGTGTATTGACCTACTATGTTTTCAACTATTGTTGGGATGGGGGTGGAAACATCCCAAGACAAATTCATAAAAGCAGAATTACCATCATTTGCTAATATGTTTTTAAACTTATCTATATCTGGGTTTCCTTGTCCTTGTACTCTTAGGTTTATAATTCTATTCACCCAATCGTCTAATAAAAATCCATAAGACGATGCACTGCTAGACCATATTGCTCTTTGAAACTGTAGATTCCATTCCTTCCCTTTTTTCTTGGACATTGAATCTGCGTCATTAGGGAAGCTAATTGGAGTTGAAGTATTTGCCATTGTTTCAGTTATATTCCTTGCAAAGATACAAAATGTAACCGAATTAAATTATTGCATAAAAAAAGGGGCAATTAAGCCCCTTTAGTAAAATAGATATGTACCTCTTTTTCTGTTATGGATTTACTAATGTTGATAGAGAATCTATTGAATAATCTAAATTAATAACCCTAATAGGATTTCCGTCAAATGAATATATCATCGTTGATGTTGTAGCCGAAGTATTTTTAGCATTTGATATAAAACTCCTATTAATGAAGTTTGCTGAATTGTTATAAATAACAATTTGTTTTGCTGTTGCTAATGTCTTTACTGAATCTAAAGAAACATTTGCCACTACAGATTTTTTCTCTGCTCCAAAGCCTAAATACTCAACAAGACAAGTGCTGTCTGTTAAAGATGTTCCTTTGAATATTCTTGCCTCGGAAATAACTAAAGAATCTCCAGTATCAAAGTTAGTTATCTTGATTAACTTCGATTGTGCATTTGCCCCTATAACTAAAAAGAGTACTGCAATTAATGTAATTATTTTTTTCATTTTTTTTTGTTTTGTAAATTTACAATGCAAAGATACAACTATTTTTTATTTGTTTTTTGATGTTGTTTAGTTGTTATTACAATTGTTGTACATACAACAATCCCATATAACCTTATGTTGTTTTATGTTTCTGTTTCACTCTTCCTTTGTCTATTTCGCAACCAGAATCAAGCAACATTTTGAGTAGTTGTTTTGGTAGTAATGTGCTTGGGGGAAAATTACCATTTTCAATGTTTCTCATTGTGCTGTTATACACTTTGTTTAGTCCGTCTCTTTCCACCCAATCAAAAAATCTAAATTGATTTTCTTTGTCTGTAATAACATTATTGTAATTGTTTTTCTTTTTGTTTTTAGAGAAGTTTGTTTTTATAGTGACACCCATGTCATGGGGGGTGGTGACATGGGTGTCATGGGGGGGTGACACGTCTGTCATGGGGCGTATCCCTCTGAACAGTACATTTCCATTAGCATCCACCTTAACAATCCGACCTATAAAACCTAAATTCTCAAGGGCTGTTAAATCACGTTGAACTGTTCTTGTAGAAGTTCCTGTTATATCTGAAATATGTTTATTCGAGGCAAAACAATACCCCTTGTGATTTGACATATTTGTAATAACAGCAAACAGTAGTTTTTGTCTTGCATTTAGTTTTTCGCAATACAATATTTCAGCAGTAATAACCGCATAGTGACTTTTGAAATTATCTTCCATTTTTCTTGTGTTTAAATCCTTGTGTTTAAAAGTATGTGGGAGGCACACAAGTACAGCCTAATTACAGAGGAGCGACCCCTAACCACAAAACAAAAATACAAAAACATTTTGAATTACACAAATTGTTTATTATATTCGCATTATATTTAACGGATTGGCTATGCTGACGTTATGAGGTGCGAGCAATGAAGTATAGGTGTTGTTATATACTGTTCCGTTTACTAAATGAAAATATATTAATATGAAAAAAATAGAAACTAAAAAGCAAATGACAAACGTAAAAACTACAACTGTTTTTTGTGATAAGTGTAAAAATGAAATAAAGAAAAAGCCTTATGACGCTTTTGATTGCACAATAAAATTAAGTGTTGGGGAATACGATGCCTATGAAAATTCTCATTACGGTGACGATTATAGAGTTGATTTGTGCGAGGATTGTGCAAAATTTCTATTTTTTGACCTACTACCAAAGAACAAAATAAATGTTATAAACGAATACGATGGGTAGCATTGTATATGCTGAGTTAAACTATTTTTCCTTATATTTGTAGGAAATTAAATTAAATGAAATCATTAAACTACTACATTGTAGAGGTGGATTTAGACCAACCTTTCACAAGAAAAATAGGCGACATAGAAATATTTAGCGAAAGGGTGGGTAGTGATTACGACCTCAAACCACAAGAGGGCGTTGTAAAAATAACAATACCAAATACAGATATAAAAGAAGGTGATACGATTATATTCTCACATTTCGCCTCAGACAGACCAACAGAATATTTTGAAAACACTTGCTATTGCGTAAAGCCTTCAGAGGTATTTGCTGTTAAAGAGAATGACACATACAAGGCAATAAACAGAATAATAGCTACAAATGTTTTTAGAGAGCCTAAAATGCATAACGGCATTTATTTAGAAGCCACAAAAAAAGAAATTCCACAATTATTCAAAATAGAGGCTGTTCCTAATTCGGTAACTTTTATAAAAGAAGGGCAATACATTTATGTAACAGCAAATGCTGATTATTGGATAGAGAGGCTGAATAGATTTTTTATTAGCCCTGAAAATGTCGTGGCAATTGCAGACAACGAATACAACATACAAGAAATGTGCAATGACTTTAACATTATAAAAATATTAGACGAAAGCACAGAATATGAAAAAACAGGAATGATATATATTCCAAAATCAGTGAAAGACGATAAGTTTATTGGGGAGGTGGTTGAGTCTAAAACGTACCCAAAAGGGTACAAATATTTCTACAAGAAAAAACAACACTCTAAAATAGAAATAAAAGGAGAGAAATTTCAAGCAATTAGAAACAGACAAATGTTCGTGGAGATATGAAATGGTTTAAAGGAACATCAACAACACAAGGCGAAGTATGCTTTCATAAAAAGAACATTATTTCTTTTTGTGTAGGCACTCAAAATGTAATTGTGAATATGGTGGGTGGGATAACGCACTATCTAAAACCAGAAGGAAATCTAATACGAAATTTAACAAATATGATGGATAATGATAACAACAGAAAGGCTTAAAGGATTTAAAGAGGAAGAATACATTTCTGCTATATTAGCATTATCGTCTAATAGCTTAAAATTAAGAGGATACAGGGCGCAAAAAAAACAAATTGAAGATATTGTTGTCTATTTAGAAAACCACTCTCTAACGACAAATATAGACGACAGTAAAGATAAGACGTGGGATAGGTTAAAAGTGTTTCTAGATAGTTTGAGTAATTATTTAGACAAACTCGAAGACATAGAAAATAAAATTATTGCCTTAGAAAAAGAAGAGAAGAAAGAAAAGAAGGGTAGGAGCATATTAGATTTGATAGGCGATGAAGAAAAGAAATAAAGAATATTTAACAGAAGCCGAGAAACAATGCCACGATGCATACAGGCAGTTTAGGCGTGTAAGAGAAATACAAGGATTAGAGATAAACTTTATTCCAGAACCTCCGCCAATAGAAGAAATAGATGGATATGGAAAGCCTATTGACAAAAGAATGTTCACAAGAATAGAAATTCCAGATGTGGAGTTTAAATTAGATGAACACGGTGATGTAATATATTCCTATTTCAAGGATATGGATGATGAATACGAACAGAACGTATTTATTCCTATGTTAATGACAAAAAGAACAGAGGGGCATTTCTTTTTTTGTCGTGACCAATTAGAATACATAACAGGCGACCATTGGTATTATTTGAATGTTTCTAAAATCCCAGTGGTAAAAACAATAAAAGGAATTAGAAGGCGTGTAAGCGACCATCCATTCTTTGTTGATGCTGATAGAGATTTCTTTTTATATTGGAGACAAGCGGAGGTGGCAAGCGGTTGTTTTGGTATAATATTTACCGCAAGCAGAAGAATTGGAAAAACCTATAAGGGCTTGTCAATCCTAATGAACAACGCCACAATGATACCAGAAGCGTTATGTGGAATACAAGCACAAAACGCAAATATGGCAGGAAGTATTTTTAAGCGTTTGGTGAAAATGTGGAGGAAACTAAATAGACATTGGCTTTTCTATCCAGCACACAAAGGAAATTCAGACCCTAAAGATGCGTTAGAATTTACACAGCCAAGTAGAAGAAGTACGAAGGTTCAGTATTTCAACTATGAGGACACATTAGAAAGTAAAATAGATTTTAGAAGTACAACAGAATACGCATACGACTCTGAGGGTGTATGGAGGCTGTATATTGACGAGGCTTCAAAAATGGAGAACTGCAATATAATGGACTTGTACAACATCGTTAGGGAGGTGTTAGCAGATGGCTCAACAGCTTTAGGTAAAATGCTCATCACCTCAACGGCTGAAAACTTAGGAGGAAAGACATTAAAGCAATACGAAACATTGTGGAAAGAATCAGACATTAAAACAATGGATGCTTTCGGAACAACTAAGTCTGGTCTTTATAGATATTTTCAGCCAGCCACAAGAGGGTATAGACATAGTGCAAAAGAAGACGGTAGTATTCCTAAAGAACTAAACAAGCCAACAATAGATAGATGGGGTTATTCAGATGAAGAAACAGCACGTAAAGTGTTAATGTATTTAAGAGAAAATAAGAGCGGAGATTCATTAATTCACTTCATACGTAAATATCCATTGAATGCTAAAGAGGCGTTTATGTATGCTGAGGTGGTTAGCCCATTAGACATAAATAGAATAAACCACCACATTGTATTTAACGAAGAAGTAGAGAGTTTAAGAAAGCTAACTGTTAGAGGTGATTTAGATTGGCTTCACGGAGTTCCAGATACAGAAGTGGTGTGGATACCAAAAGAAGATGGTATGTGGGAAATGTTTATGCTTCCAGAAGATGAAGACAGAAACAAATTTACATCATCAGGAAATTCAAGAACACCAGCTATAGATTTATTTGTTAGTAGCTGTGACCCCTTCTCACATAAAATAGTGCAGGACGAAAAAAGAATGTCTATGGCAGGTAGTCACGTTATGACTGTTTCTGGAGGCAAATACCCCAACAGAACATTTGTAATGCAATATCACGGAAGAAGGCAAGACCCTAATGATTTCTTTGAGGACATGATAAAGCAATGTGTTTTTTATTCTTGTAAAATACTTCCAGAAAATCAGAAATACGAAATAATAAACTATTTTAGTAAAAGGGGATATGCTGGATATATAGAACGCAACCCACTAAATGAGAAGAAAGAAGAACTCGGAATATCAACAAGGGGAGAGGACACAAGGACACAAATGGTGAATGCCCTTTCTTCCTATGTAAAACAAGAAGTTGGGCAGCAAGCGGACGGAACATATAAAGACCAACCGTTCCAAAGGCTGTTAGAAGATTGGAGAGATTTTGAGCCAGAGAATTGGACTAAATATGACTTAACAGTGTCTTCTATGATATGTATAATTATGAACCTAAAAAAGAAAGAGAGAAAGCCAATGCTAACAAACTTAACAGGGTTTATAAAAAGATATGATATTAAAGGACGATAAAGTTTGTTTTAATTAAATAATTATATATATTTGCCATAATGAAATTCTTAAATAACATATTCGATATACAAGTGGGAGGTGATTTAAACTTCTTTAGATGTAGAGTGGGGCAGGAAATAAGTGGGCTAACCGTAACAGAAATAATACACGACAGAAACTATTTAAAAGACTTCGGTATAAATAGATATTATGTGTTAGCCACAGACGGAGAAGAGATATTCCCTTGGAAAGTATTTGATGACTGTGCAGTAAAAGTAACTTTAAAGAAATGAAAGCATTAAACGATTTATTAATAGTGTTGCCTAAAAAGAAAGAGAGTGTAACGCAATCTGGGCTAATACTACAAACTACTAAAAAAGAATACACAGAAGAAGCTGAGGTGGTTTCTGTTGGAGAAAACGTAGAAGGAGTTGATGAGGGCGATATTATTGTTTTTAAAAACGTCCACCCAATAGAATATAACAAAAACGGAAACACATATTTCATAATAAGCAAATTTGATGTTTTCTTAAATTTAAGCAAATGACATACAACAGAGATAATTCAAATTCATTTAAAACTAAACTAAACCAAAAAGAAATGGCAAACGCACAACAACAAGTGGACATAGACTTCCAATACAAAAACTATTCTTTAACATTTTTAAAAGAACTTATTTCAATGAATAAAATTAAGGGAGTTGAGAATGTTGAGGAGCTTATTAAAGAGGCTAAAAAATTAGAAGAATATGTAAGACCAAAAGAAAGTTTAATCAAAACACTCGGATAGTATGCAGGCAGAACCGTTACACAAATATTTAGGAGATATTAAAACTGGCGCAGGATTAGTGGGGTATAGAGATTTAAAGAATCGACTTGGAAACCTGCAATTTGTGTACAATCTAGCTTTCACAGAAGAAAACTTAGAGATTCTATTTCAAAACGACATGGAGTTGTTGTCTAAATATTTAGATAACATAGACATTCAGGAAGAATTAGACAAGAAATACAGCTTAAATGACGGTCAAACTTGGCTTGAAATGCCAGAGGATATGTCTGAGTTTATATATCACTGTCATAAACATTGGTATATAATTCCTGAATGGGATGAGAATTTAGTGAAAAGAGATTTTAAAATTTGGCAATATGTATGAGCGTATAAATCAAATAACAGAAGAACAATTCAATTCTTTAGACGAAAAAGCTACAAAAACTGTATTCAACAAATACGGCACTGTAATATATTCAGGAGAAAAAATGTATCTCAAAACAAAAGAGAATGAATATTTTGAAGTGGAGGATGAAAGAAAACCATTAGGAATATTGTTTAATCGTTATTGGCGTTAAATTTGTATTTTTGTAATATGGAAGAAGTGGAATTTGTTTTAACATATTACAATTTAGACACAGAAGAAACAGAAGAAGTGGTTCACATAATTCCTCTTGAAGTGGCTCAATATATGGAAGACATAGCACAACAATTGAAAATCACATTAGAGGCGTTTTACCACCTCAAAGCAAATCATCAACTGCTTACACATACATTAATCCCGCACAATAGAAATTAACTCTTAGGGGGTAATTCTTTTATTAGAGCTTTCCTGTCTTTATATCTTTTTATTTCCTCTTCTGAGAACTCTTTATTGTACAGAAAATGTAATTGAAATTTAGCTGTGTTTTTTCTACTGTATAGCTTTTTAGCAATAGCTAATTCAATAGCAGAATTACTTGTTAATACGTGAGACACACCAATGTTTATGTATGTTAGAATAGCGTTAATATCCCATCCATTAACATTCCTTAATAAATAAGCAAACTGCTCAATCATCTCAATTGTAAAACATTTCTTAGGAAATGTAAAAGCTGTTGTTAATTGCTTGTTTGTCTTGCATCCTATAACAGCCATTATATCTTTTTTTGTTATGCCTGCTAATTCATTTAATGCCCTGTATAGCTTATCCCTGCCAAACCAATCAAATGTTTCAGCGTGCTTTTTAGATTCTTGTGGATTCATTTAAAATAATTTTTACAAATTTAACAAAAATTAACAAAACATCTATTGTTTATTGAGAATAAATGTATATTTTTGAAACATGAATTTGTATTACATAAAAACAAATGCCCAATACGGAGATGTTCCTGAATACATTTGGGCAAACAATTACACACACGCAGAGGAATTAATTAACACAAATTTCAAATGTGTAATTTCAACAATAGAATTAATTGTAAGAAAAAGGGATATATATGGAGAATAAGCTAATTTTAATGGGATTTAAGGGCGAAACAACAGACGTCCTTACATTGTATAAGGACTACGGGGAAATAACGCTTATATACGATGT